AAATGGCAGCTTGGCTTATCGTCAACGCAAGGATGCCAATGGAAAGCCGGTGTTTTGGATTGCGGGTCAATCTATCGAAAACGGTTTTCAGACGACAATCCTGGGCGATGCTGTCATGGATCAAGTTTTCGAGGTCAAAGCATACCAACTACAGGAAACGATAAATTACATTCCTCGCACGATCACCAGAACGGAATACGACAACAAGGACCGCGTGACCGTTCGCAAAACTTTCACCTCAAATCAATGGGGAACTGACATTTACTCCGAAACTGCATACACCTACGGCAGTGACGGAGAGTTGATTTTGGAAAAATCAATAGAGTTTTCCCCCGAGGGTCCGCTAAAAACTTCGCTCGGGTATCAAGGTAACTACTTCTCTGTTCGCGGCGCTCTTTATGGTGATCAGTACCAGTCAAGCTACCGTGAAATCAGGTATGCAAGAAACAAGTCGCAGGGCACAACCAAAACAGCCACGCTATCCCTGGCCCCGTTTATCAGCACCGTTGACGGGCAGGAAACCATGTCGCGGTATCGCGACGCTGGCAATCAATTAGACCAAGGCCGCCTACCTTCGCTGCTTGGCATTGCAAAGCGGCTTGTCAGCACCGGTGGTGGGGTCAGAATCAGCACCGCTCGCGAGTTCGGACTCCAGAAGCGCCCCAGCGAAGCCGATCGAACTGCGGCGGCCAACCTGAAGGCCCCCACCGTTGAAACCGCCTCCACCGCGACCTGGGCCGTGGGATCGGCCACCAGTCAGACCAGCATTGAACTCAGCCCGCCCTACGCCCCAGACGATCGGATCGTCTACAGCAATGGCGCCTACAGCGTGATTCGTGGACAGGCCGATCAGAAGGCACTGCATTTCGCTACCACTGAAAACCGCCTCCTGCTGGGTCACCGAAACGGCAACGGGATCCAGGTGCTGCCTGAGGTGCTGCCGGCCGAACCGCTGGGCCTGGTGTTCCTTCGCTTGAACGGCTGCACTGCCGCATTCAGAATCAACGGCACCACCTACAACCTTGATCCCCAAGGAGTCACCGCTACCACCGACGCATTGTTCTGGGGTGCGGTTGATGGCACCACCGTGGCGAATGCGTGGTTCCCACTGCCGCCCGGTGCGTCAACCCTTCCATCTCCTGTCGGGGTCACCACAAACACCAATCCCAAGCCGGCCAACGCTATCGCTATTCCCTCTGGCTTTAACTTTGGTAATCCCAATCTGAGCAATCTGTTTGCATCTTTGCCTGCAAGTCAAGCCCCTGTCTATCCACGCACAACATCGCCAGGCGCCATTCTGCGACCGTACCAGGAAACGATTGGCATAGCAGCAGGAAGCGGATCTGGAGCGCTGGTTACAACGCAGCTATGGGTGAACCAGCCACCAGCCGATTTGCTGGCTGGAAGCGGCAGCGGGGCGGATCTGGCAAGTTTCAATCCGTTTGAGCTTCTAATTGGCAGCCTGTCGGGCGCCGTTGCGGAACTTGCAACACCTCCGACCGCGCCGGCCAATGGCGCATTTTTGAGCTTCAGCGGAGGAACCTCTGTTGCTTGGCATCCAAGCCCTGAGCAACTCAGGGACGGCTATGGATGGAGCTTTACGCTAAGCAGCGCCAAAACAATCAAAGGAGTCGGAATGTATGACAATGGGCAGAATGGACTGAATGGGCCTTACGCCATCTATCTGTACGACTTGAGCAATTATACCGAAGGTGATCCGTACAACACCTTGCCTGGTGTGTATTTTGATGCTGCAGAAACGCAATACTTTATCGCCATTCCTGGCTCATCAGGGCAAACACAAGCAACGCTCGATGGGGTCTGGCGCCGCGTTAATTTATCTGAGCAAGGCGCGACACTGCAAGCTGGTGTTCCCTACCTGCTGATGGCAGGAATTGAAAATACATACCTCTCGGACAACGTGATTAAAGGCGCCACGATAACCACGCTGAGCGGTGCAAGTTTTGGCCAGGCTTATCTCCTGAATGCTTATGCCAGTGCTTTTGTGTCGGTGCCAGGCGATGGCAATGCCTACTTTGGCCCGATGATTTTCTTTGAGTAACCACCGGGAAAACTAGGGCAGTTCTACGGATCAAGCCCAATGGCCGTGGCCATGATTCAGACGCCTTACGAGGCGGGTCGCTTGTTTGCCAGCAATTACGCCGGCAAAAAGGCGCGGCTGTGCCTGGCAGTCAACTCGGGATCCCTTGGGGTGAGCAGCAACACTGCCGCCTGGGATGCCGTGGAGTTGAGCGGCAATGGTTACGCCAGGGCGGAATGGACGATTCCCTCGGGAAGCTACAACAGCACAACCGAGCGCTTTGAGGCCGGGAGTCAATTCTGCGGTTTCACTGCCTCCTCGGGTGGCTCAGGTCTTTCATGGAACACTGCCTACATCGTGATTGGCACCATTTCGGGAAGCAGTGTCTCATGGAACACCGGCGTTTCCTTTGTCCTCACCGAAAGCCCCAACATTGCCCTAAGCCCCGGCCAAAGCCGCGGATACAACGTGGCACTCTTCACTGATGGCTTTCTGCTGGTGGCCGACTAATGGCCGGCCGCGTTGACCTGAGCCTGCCGCCTCGGCTGATCGAGTCCGCCAGGGCGGCGCAGTATGCCAACCGGGAGGCGCTGGGCGGTAGGACGCTGACCGACAAGATCAAGGCCAAGGTAAAAGCCCGCCGCGCCGCCTTGGCCTTGGTGAGGGCTCAACCGCTGACGCCCGATCAAGCTGCTGTGGAAGTGCTTGAGCCGGAAGATCCGTTGAAGTGGCGGATTTGGAGGAAGAGGAGGCCGGCGGGAACAGTCCGCAACTACACCATTGAAAAATCCCGGCGCATTGTGCAGGACAGTACCCCGCCGCAAGCAGCTATCATTGGCCCTCAGCCACAAACTGATACCATAGACACCTGGACAATTTATGTTGAAGGTGACGACATAGAAGGAAAGCAGGTCTACTACCAAGTTGTTTTTTCTTTTAATCAGACACTTGGGTATGACAATACCAACGCCGGCATTTACTCCTTGTTGGAAGGAACCGAGAAAAGCAGGATTTACCTAACTACGTTTACAGATCCTCTAACGGGCGACTCGTCGGAACCGTTCTTTGCTTTGATCTTTGAAAGAACGTATTTAGTCGGCGCCAATGATTTTGGAAACTTCGGAAGCATTATCTATTATCTGCCTTGGACAAAAGCAAAACTGGCGACAGGCAGCGAGTCGGAATTGTTTCAGCTTGGGAATCCAGCAACTAATCCACTACACGCCTGGCCAAGCTACTTACCAAACTCAGAGGTCAACCATTACCCACCCCCTAACACGCCACAAATCACCATTCCGATTACGCCTGAGTACGACATTTCACGGATTAGCGAGGTTAACGGCTACGAAACAACCATCACGGCACGTCTTCCATGACCACCCCCTCCCCTCCCCTCGTCCAGGCCGCTCAGCTCGTGGCCCTGGCCAACCGTCAGCGGCTGCTGCAGCGGCAGGCCGAGGAACGTGCCATCGCCAAGGCCGTGGCGCAGGCCCTGAAGGGCTGAAATAGCAAACCGGGAAAACTGCGGTTGCACCTTGCACCGGCGGAGCGATTCCCCGGCAACGCATGAACACGAAACAGATTGATCGGCTCCTTGGAACCGCCGATGAATGGCTGCAGCCATGGGCCATGGTGACCGAAGCTGGCGATAGCGGCGAAGGGGGCGGAGCCCCTGCCGAAGAGATTGATCCCGAGGATCCCAGCCTGGGCGAGGCGGGCCAGCGGGCCCTGCGGCAGGAGCGGGAAACCCGCAAGGCCCTGGAGAAGCGCTTGGCGCAGATGGAGGCGCAGCTCAGCACGGTCAAGGATCTCAATCCCGACGCCTACCGGCAGGCACAGGAGAAGGCGATTGAGCTGGAGCGGCGCCTGGTGGAGCGCGAGCAACTCACCGCGGCCGAGCGGCAGCGGATTGAGGGCAAAGCCCAGGAGGCCGTAAGGAAGGCCACAGCCACCGCCGAGGCGGAGAAGGCCCGCCGCATTGACCTCCAGGTGCGCACCTTGGCCCGCAGCGTGTTCAGCGCCGCCGATGGCCGCGACGGGGCCGATACCAGCGGCCTGACCTTCTTTGATGCGTGGATGGAGTTTCAAGGCCGCCGCCACCTCCGGGTGGATGAGGCCACCGGGAAGCTCTATGTGGTGGACGGCGACGGCGACCGAATCAAGACGGCCGAGGGGCAGGACACCGATCCTGTGGCCTGGCTGAACCAGCAGGCTGACAGTAGCGCCGTGGTGGGCACCTTCTTCCGCGCCAAGGGCGGCGAGGGATCCGGCGGCCTGGTTGGTGCTCGCGGTGTGCGGGGCGTTCACTCTCGTTCCGTGGAGGCGGCCCGTGCCACCTCCGGCAGCGCGTTCTTGTCCGAGCACTACGGCAACTGAGACGAACCGGGAAAACTGCGGGTGATCCAATGGCGCGATGCCTGCGGGTCACCCGCCACCGGCGCGATGCCAGGGCACTGACCACCACCAGCACGGACGACCACTGAGGCAAGGCGCGATGCCAAGCCAAGGCCCCCTACCTGGATCTGCTTCATCCTTCAACCCCTCCGCATTTTCGACCCGTGGCATCTACCACTCTTTGGGAGCAATTTGCGCTCCGCACCCAAGCCAACGCCTCCGGCCTGGAGCTTGGCGTTCGCGCCATCCTCAACACCGGCGAGCTCGCCCCCGTGATCCCCTGGGTCAACACCGAGGGCGGGGCCTATGTCTATGCGATGGACGATGAATTGCCCGACTCGCAGCCTCGCCTGTTTGATGAGGCCAACGATGACACCCAAGGCAGCACCGTCACCGAAGCCGAAGTCCTCAAAATCTACGGCAAGGACATCAAGACGGACAGCAGCAAGATCGCCCTGTTTGGCGCCAACGCCCACGCTCGCCAGATCGAGGCCTCGGCCCGCGCTCTGCGCATGACGATCGAGCGTGATTTCGTTCGGGGTGATTCCAGCCAGTCCAACGGCCGGCAGATGGATGGCCTCCGCAAGAAGATCACCGCTGGATCGTCCCAGGCCATCGCCAACCACGCCTCTGGCGCTGGCCTGAGCTTTGCCGCCCTGGACGACCTGATCGATGCCGTGGACGGCCCCAACAGCATGAAACGGCTAGTGATGGGCAAGAAGATGGCCCTTCGGTTCAACGCCGCCTCCCGCGCCACTGGCGTTTCCGGCACCGTTGATTTCAAGCTCAACGAGCTCGGCCGTTCGGTGATGTACTACGGCGACGTGGAAATCATCCGCACCGACGTGGACGCCAAGAACGTCGCAATCCAGGGCTTTGATGAAGGCTCCAGCTCCAACACGACCAGCATCTATTGCGTGTCGATGGGTGAGGGCCTCGTGTCCGGTGTTCAGGGCCCGTCCCTGACCGCTGATGGCACTGTTCAGCCCGGCCTGACGATCTACGACGTGGGCGAGAGCACCACCACCCCGACCCGGATTACCCGGATCTCCTGGCACGCCGCCATGGTGATTGAGAACAAGCGGGCCGCCGCTCGCCTCTACAACATCACCAACGCAGCGATCACTGCCTGATCAGCTCACTTCTGCCCTTCATTCCCCTTTTGACCCATGCCTAAGGCAACTGGCCTTGCAGCCCGCAAGGCGTATTTCATCGATCGCGATTCTGTCCTCTTTGGCGCCGTTCGCGCTGGCGAGGGTGTCGCGGCCGAATCCCGCACCGGAGCCGCCCGGCTCCTGCCGTTCAAGCTCAATACCTGCGATTTCTTCAAAATCGTAGCTGTGGGCGCCCTCAGCAATGCTGCTGGCGGTTATCACATTGAGGTGGCCCACGTGGCTGCTGGCGGTGCCGTAGGTGATGCGAACCCGTCCGGTTATTCCCGGATCGGCAGCATCGTGTTCAGCGGGACCGATCAAACCGAAGTCGGATTCTCCGGTGCTCAGATTGAAGCCATCGTGAAAGCGGCGGCCTCTCCCTCGATCACCGGTGACGCTCGCGTGGTGGCCCTTCGGCTTGTTGCCGGCGCTGGCGGTGCCGGCAACCTGGCCGCTCCCGCCAATACCACCGGCGCCACGATCCACATTCAGCGCGGCTGATCGCCCTGCTGTGTCCTAGGGGAGGTTCCGGCCTCCCCTTTCCCATTGGAACCCAACCCATGGCCCACCTTGCGCTTTACAGCTTCTCGCCGGGCACAACGCCCGAGCAGCAGCAGTCCCTGATCAGCGGCGAGCGGCAACCCGAGGAGGTCGCCAAACCCCTGGCCGCCGAACCCGAGGATGAGGCGGCTCCGGCTGACGACCCCGCAGAGGCGGCACCGATCAAGCCGCGGCGCAGGGCCCGCACCGCGAGCGGCACGTTTCAAGCGGACGACCCGGCCACCCCTGCGGTGAACGAGGCCTACGAGGCTGACCGGGAAAACTGAGGCAGAGGAGATGAGCCATGGCCTGGGTAGAGGGCAAAACCTGGGAGCTGGAGCAGGGCATTGATGCCAGGCTTGAGTTAAAGCTGTGGGCTGATACGGGGAAGACAACACCGTGGACGTTTACTGGCTGGACGCTGTATGGGTTTGTATCTGATGCCAAGCGCAGTGAAATCTACCCACTGAACTTGAGTAGTTCTAGTGGAAGCACGGGAAGCATTATTGCAATTCTTCCCGAAGCAACGGTAAACAGTTTGAAAGTTGGGAAGGATTGGTTCTACGACATTTTGGCAGTAGCACCAGGCTCTGATCTAGCTGACGATCATCACATTGCCTATGGTCCTGCAGTGCCAACGTTCCGGCCAGCAAGGAGGACGGCATGAGTTGTCCTGCTGTCATTGATGTTTACGCGGCAACTGGCCCGGTTGTTGCTGAGGTTGTCACTCCTGGCCCTCCTGGACCTGTCGGCTCGCGGTGGCTTGTGGGATCGGCGGTGCCGACCTCTGGCGTGGGTGCGGTTGGCGACTTCTACCTGCGTGCCAATGGTGATGTTTATGGGCCGAAAGCAACCGGAGGCTGGGGGTCAGTTCAATTCGCTTTGAGCGGACCCCCTGGAGCGACGGGTGCAGCGGGACCGGCAGGGGCTGCAGGAGCGGCAGCAACCGTCAGTGTTGGCAGCGTTGTTACAGGTGCCGCTGGATCGAGCGCCTCGGTTTCAAATGCGGGGACAAGCAGCGCCGCAATTCTCAATTTTTCAATCCCAAGGGGTGACACAGGAAACACCGGCCCCACTGGAACAGCAGGAGCGCCAGGGGCGGCAGCAACCATTGGCATCGGATCGGTTACCACAGGCGCAGCAGGATCGAGCGCCAGCGTCAGCAACGCAGGCACCAGTTCAGCGGCAGTCTTCAACTTCACCATCCCTCGCGGGGACACGGGCGCAACCGGCGCGACGGGTCCACAGGGGCCAGCCGGAGCGGCGGGAAGCAACGGCACAGCCGCCACGGTGGCCGTTGGCACGGTCACCACGAGCGCTCCTGGATCGAGCGCTGCTGTTACGAACACCGGCAGCAGCTCTGCCGCTGTGCTGGCATTCACCATCCCTCGCGGCGACGCAGGCGCAGCAGGAGCCAACGGCACAAACGGCACGAACGGCACAGCCGCCACGGTGGCGGTTGGCACGGTCACTACGGGCGCGGCAGGTAGCTCCGCCAGCGTCAGCAACGGAGGCTCCAGCAGCGCGGCTGTCTTCAATTTCACCATCCCCCGTGGCGATACCGGGGCAGCGGGCGCAACCGGCGCCACCGGAGCCACCGGCCCCGCTGGGCCTGTTGCTGGCAGCAGCGGCCAGCTTGTCTACAACAACGGCGGCAGCGCCGCTGGGGCCACGGTGGGCGGCGGCCTGTCGTTCTCTGGTGGCGTGCTGGGCGCGGACACGATCTGCCTCACCGCTGCTGAATACGCGGCGCTCAGTTCTCCCGTTTCCGGCAAGCTCTACCTGATTCGCCGGGAATACACCAGTCCGCCTGAATCGTTGCTGCCTGCTATTTATGCGGGATACAAGAACGGCTCGCAGGTGTTCTATAACGATTCGGGTGATGCTGGCAAGTTTTGGAAGTCAAGGGCAAGCGCAGCGGATAACGCTTGGAACAGCGTTACATGGGCACCATCGCTGGACCTGTTTTGTGCCGTGGCAGGTAGTGGCACCGGAAACAGAGTGATGACATCGCCAGATGGAATTAACTGGACGGCCAGAGCAAGCGCAGCGGATAACAACTGGCGTAGCGTTACATGGGCGCCATCGCTAAGTCTGTTTTGCGCGGTGGCAAATAGCGGAACCGGAAACAGGGTGATGACATCTCCAGATGGAATAAACTGGACTGCTAGAACAAGCGCAGCGGATAACGACTGGCGTTCCGTTGCATGGGCGCCATCGCTGAGTCTGTTCTGCGCGGTTGGAATCACCGGCACCGGAAACAGGGTGATGACATCCCCAGATGGAATAAACTGGACTATTAGAACAAGCGCAGCGGATAACCTTTGGTATAGCGTCATTTGGGCACCATCACTGAGTCTGTTTTGTGCGGTGGCAATCACCGGCTCTGGAAACCGAGTGATGACATCCCCAGATGGAATAAACTGGACTACTAGAACAAGCGCAGCAAATAACGCATGGTTTAGCGTCACTTGGGCGCCATCGCTGAGCCTGTTCTGCGCGGTGGCATACAGCGGCACCGGCAACCGTGTGATGACATCTCCAGATGGAATAAACTGGACTACTAGAACAAGCGCAGCGGATAACGATTGGTATAACGTCACTTGGGCACCATCACTGAGTCTGTTTTGTGCAGTTGCATTCACCGGCTCTGGAAACAGGGTGATGACATCCCCAGATGGAATAAACTGGACTATTAGAACAAGCGCAGCGGATAACGGTTGGTATAGCGTTACATGGGCGTCGTCGCTGAACCTATTTTGCGCGGTGTCTCAAAGTGGTTTTGGAAACTGTGTCATGACATCCTCTGCCTTCCTATGACACAACAACCCCCACAGATCGGCGCCACGGTGCGCCGGATTGAGCCACCGACTAACGGTCTGGCCACGGTCTGCGAAGTGCAACGCAATGGCGACGACTACAGCATTTGCATCAACTACGCCGAAGGCGGGCAGGCGTGGTGGCCGCTGGAGTGCTTGGAA